TAACAAACGGAGCAATTGATTATTGGGAGGCAGAGGTAGATTCATTAAAGAAAGACGCTGATGCGCTGAATGAATTTTACAGACAGTTTCCTAGAACAGAGTCGCACGCATTTAGAGACGAGAGTAAATCATCACTATTTAACTTGACGAAGATATATCAGCAGATAGATTACAATGATTCATTAATAATGGAACATCATGTAACAAGGGGCAGGTTTTACTGGAAAGATGGAATCAAAGACTCAGAAGTTATATGGACGCCAGATTCTAGGGGACGATTTAAAGTTTCCTGGACTCCTAAGAAAGGTTTAAACAATGCTAAGTTTTCTAAACANGGTGTGTTCTTTCCATCAAACGAACATATTGGGGCGTTTGGATGTGACTCGTATGATATATCAGGAACTGTTGGAGGAGGAGGTTCGAATGGAGCTCTACATGGTTTAACCAAATACAGTATGGCGGATGCTCCAAGCAATGAGTTTTTCTTAGAGTATGTAGCTAGACCACAAACAGCAGAGATATTTTTTGAGGAAGTATTAATGGCTTGCGTATTTTATGGTATGCCTATACTGGTTGAGAACAACAAGCCTAGACTTTTGTATCACTTTAAAAACAGAGGGTATAGAGGGTTTAGTATGAATAGACCAGATAAGCATTATACAAAATTATCTCAGACAGAAAAAGAACTAGGAGGAATACCAAATACATCTGAGGATATCAAGCAGTCTCATGCTGCAGCTATAGAGTCACACATAGAAAAATATGTAGGTTTAGATTTAGATGGAGGATATAGGCCAGGGGACCAAATGGGCAGTATGTATTTTACTAGAACATTAGAAGATTGGGCTAGGTTTGATATAAGTGCGAGAACTAAGTTCGATGCTAGTATTAGCTCAGGTTTAGCTATTATGGCAAACCAAAAACACGTATATCTACCGCAGAAAAAAGAGTCAAAAATAAGTCTTAACTTTGCAACATATAATAACAAAGGAACATTAAGTGAATTAATTAGATGAAAGAGGTAAACATAAACATTTCATCAGTAGGATTCCCTAGTCAATTTGTATCTGATGCTGAGAAAGCAACCGATGAGTTTGGATTACAAATAGGACAAGCTATTCAATATGAATGGTTTCGTAAAGATTCTAACGGATGCAGATACTATAGTCAGTGGAGGGACTTTAATAGACTACGCCTATATGCAAGAGGCGAACAATCAATAGCAAAATATAAGAATGAATTATCTGTAGACGGAGATTTGTCTTATTTAAATTTAGACTGGACTCCGGTTCCTATTATTCCAAAGTTTGTGGATATAGTGGTGAATGGAATGTCAGACAGACTCTTTAAAGTAAAGGCGTATGCGCAAGACGCTTTATCTCAAGAGAATCGTAGTAAATTTCAAAAAACTATACAAGGCCAAATGGCGGCAAAAGACGCCCTAACGATAGTAAAGAACAAAACTGGATTTAATCCTTTTACTATGAATCCAGATGATTTGCCTGAAAGTGATGAAGAGCTATCATTGTATATGAATTTAAATTATAAACCAGCCATAGAGATTGCAGAAGAAGAGGCTATTGACACAATTTTTGCTGAGAATCATTATGAAGATATAAGAAAAAGATTAGACTATGACATTATGGTCACTGGAATGGGTGTTGCTAAACATGAATTTTTACCTGGAGCGGGAGTAAAAGTTTCTTATGTAGACCCAGCTAATATAGTTTATAGCTACACAGAGGACCCAAACTTTAAAGATTGTTTTTACTGGGGTGAGATTAAAACCGTTCCTATTGCTGAGCTAATAAAAGTTGACCCAACTTTAACTACCGAAGATTTAGAACAAATATCTAGGTACAGTCAAAGCTGGTATGATTATTTTAACACTGCTCAGTTTTACGAAAATGATATATTCTATCGTGACACCTGTACGTTAATGTACTTTAATTATAAAACCACTAAGAAGATGGTTTATAAGAAAAAAGTTAAAGAGAACGGTAACATGAGTATGATAGAGAAAGATGATGGATTTAATCCCCCAGACGAAATGATGGATGAAGGTAATTTTGAAAAAGTGGAAAAAACAATTGATGTTTGGTATGACGGAGTTATGGTAATGGGGACTAACATAATATTAAAATGGGAGCTTGCTAAAAACATGGTAAGACCTAAGTCTTCTTCTCAACATGCTTTGCCAAATTATGTAGCTGTAGCACCAAGAATGTATAAAGGAGTAATTGAATCGTTAGTAAGAAGAATGATTCCGTATGCAGATTTAATTCAAATTACACATTTAAAACTGCAACAAGTTATCGCTCGTACAGTTCCGGATGGAGTATATATAGATGCAGATGGTTTAAATGAAGTAGACCTAGGAACAGGCGCAGCGTATAATCCCGAAGACGCATTACGTTTGTATTTTCAAACAGGTAGTGTAATTGGTAGAAGTTATACGCAAGATGGAGAGTTTAATCAAGGTAAAGTTCCTATACAGCAGCTGACAAGTAATTCAGGCGCGTCTAAAGCTTCTATGTTAATTGGCAATTTAAATCATTATTTAGATATGATACGTGCTGTAACAGGCTTAAATGAAGCGAGAGATGGCAGTGGAATTAACTCCGATGCTTTGGTTGGTGTGCAAAAATTAGCAGCATTAAGTTCTAATACCGCTACTCGTCATATATTAGACGGAAGTCTTTACATATATAGAACGTTAGCTGAGGCTTTAACCTACAGGGTAGCGGATATTTTAGAGTTTGCTGATTTTAAATATGATTTTGTAAATAAAATTGGCAAATACAATGTTGGAATATTAGAAGAAATATCTGATTTATATATTTATGATTTCGGTGTGTTTATTGAAGTTTCTCCCGATGAGGAACAACAAGCAATGTTAGAGCAAAATATTCAGATGGCTTTATCAAAACAAGATATTAATCTTGAAGACGCTATTGACATAAGAGAAATAAGAAATTTAAAGTTAGCTAATCAATTATTAAAAGTAAAACGAAGAGCAAAACAAGAAGAAGATTCAAAAAAAGAAAGCCAAAAACAACAAGCAGTAATGCAACAACAAATGCAGTCTCAACAAATGGCTGCTCAAGTAGCATTGAAAAAAATTGAAGCTGAAGCGCAAGCTAAAATTCAATACAGGCAAGCAGACATTGCGTTTGAATTAGAAAAACTAAAAGGTGAAGCTAATTTAAAAGCAGGATTAATGCAACAAGAGTTTAACTATAACCTACAACTGCAAGGAATGACTCAATCACAATTGTCTCAAAGAGAAACTGACAAAGAACAGGCCAAGAGCGACAGGATTAGTCAACAAAATACTCAGCAGTCTGAGTTGATTACTCAAAGAAAAAATAATTTACCTCCTAAAACTTTTGAATCTAATGAAGATTCTTTGGATGGTTTTGACTTAGCTGAATTTAATCCTAAATAATGTGTTTAAATTTTGCGTAACTTTGTAATTAAATTAAATCAAATCAAATGGATATTAAAGTAAGAGAAGTATCGGGTGACGAAAAGTCAACTCAACAAGTAGAACAAGAACTCCTTGATAAACATGAGGAGAAGTTTCAGTCAGATACTGAACAAGAATCAATAGAGGTTAAGGCTGTAGAGCCAGAAGCAGAAGTTGAGGTTAAAGAAGACAATACACAGGAAGAGGCTCCTGTTGAAGAGGTTGTTGAAGAACAACCGCCAGAGATAGAAGCTGCAACTGAATTAAATGAAGATGAAGTTCTTTCATATATTGGAAAAAGATACGGTAAGGAAATTAATTCTATAGATGAATTAGTTAGCGCACGTAAAGAAAGCGAACCGCTTCCTGAAGATGTTGCAGCTTACCTAAAGTATAAAAAAGAAACTGGACGTGGTTTTAATGATTTTGCAAAATTGCAAAAAGATTATACAGATTTAAGTCCAGATGCTTTGCTACGTGAATATTATACAATAACTGAAGAAGGGTTAGACCCAGACGACATAAATGATATGTTAGATGAGTTTACCATAGATGAAGAAATTCATGAATCTACAGATATTAAAAAATTAAAACTAGCAAAGAAAAAAGAGATTGCTAAGGCTAAAAAGTTTTTACGAGAACAACAGGAACAATACAAACAGCCTCTTGAGTCAAGAGAAAGTTCTGCCAGTGAAACTAATGAAGAACTTATACAGTATAGGCAATATTTAGAAACAGCAAATGCTGCTGAATCAGAAAATGTAAAAAAATCTGAATGGTTTGAAAAAAAGACAAACGAGATTTTAAGTCCTGAGTTTAAAGGTTTTAAATTCGATATAGGAGAATCAAGTTTTATTTACTCACCAGGTAGTCTTTCGGATATTAAAAAATCTCATGAAACTCCATTAAATCTTTTAAATAAGTTTATGGATTCAAGAGGTTATATTAATAATGCAGAAGGTTATCACAAAGCGTTAGCTGTTGCAATGAACCCTGAAAAGTTTGCTCAGTTCTTTTATGAACAAGGTAAATCGCAAGCAACTGATGATGTAATGCGCAAGACTAAAAATATAGATATGTCTGAACGTAATGCTCCTCAATCTGCTGCAAAATCAGGATTTCAAGTGAAAGCAGTTTCTCAGCCTTCAAGCAAAGGACTGCGAATTAAGAGTATAAAAAAAACGTAATATTAATTTAAAATAAAATAAAATGGCAGGACAAGTAAAAGCAACGCCAACATTCGCGTTGACTCCGAGTTCAGAAAGAACTCCAACAGCCCAAAACTATATTGTAAATTTTGATTTCTTAAATCAGTATCTACCAGATACGTATGAAAAAGAATTTGAAAGATACGGTAATAGAACGATTTCTTCATTCCTTAGAATGGTAGGAGCGGAAATGCCTACAAACTCAGACCTTATCAAATGGGCTGAACAAGGTAGGTTACACACGAAATATACAGAAGTAGGTACAACAGCAGCACAAGCAGCTGACCAAGCTGAATTTCAGGTTAACAATGTATTAGACCCAACAGCAGCTGAGCAAGTAATTAGAGTAGGACAAACAGTAGTGATTGTTCAAAACAATGGTTCTGGTTTAAACAAAGCAGTTGTTAGTTCAGTAGACAATGCCGGTGGTGGTAGAGGACGCTTTACAGCTGACTTTTACGAAGCAGGTGGTTTAGTAACTGCAGGTACTGCGTTTGCTAACGCAGACGTAACTGTGTTTATTTACGGTTCAGAATTTAAAAAAGGAACAGCAGGTATGGTAGGTTCATTAGAAGCTAATGACTTTATCTTCGATAACAAACCAATCATTATTAAAGATACGTATAACGTAGCTGGTTCTGATATGGCGCAAATCGGATGGGTAGAAGTTACTACTGAAGATGGTGCTACTGGTTACCTTTGGTACTTAAAATCTGAGCACGAAACAAGATTAAGATTCGATGACTATTTAGAAACAGCTATGATTGAAGCTGTACCAGCTGAGCAAAACTCAGGTGCTGCTGCTATCTTAGGTAGCGCCAAAGCGGCTGCTGACCCAGGAGCTGGTTCTGATGGAATCTTCTATGCAGTTTCTCAAAGAGGAAACATCTGGGATGGTGGTAATCCAACTACTCTAGCAGATTTTGATTCTATCATTAGTAGATTAGACAAGCAAGGAGCTATTGAAGAAAATGTAATTTTCGCAAACAGACAATTCATTTTTGATATGGACGATATGTTAGCTGCTCAAAACTCTTATGGAGCGGGTGGGACTTCTTACGGTCTTTTTGACAATGACGAAGAAATGGCATTGAACTTAGGATTCTCTGGATTTAGAAGAGGATACGATTTCTATAAGACTGATTGGAAATACTTAAACGACCCTACAATGAGAGGTGGTTTACCATCAGGTGCAGGTTCAGGTAAAATCAATGGACTATTAGTTCCAGCTGGTTCTACAAGTGTTTATGACCAAATTCTTGGTAAAAACGCTAAGAGACCTTTCTTACATGTTAGATATAGAGCTTCAGAAACTGAAGACAGAAGATAT